TTAATTCTTTAATAATCAAACTATTGATAAGATTAATTTTCTATTGCATTGTGATTCAAGCCATTTGCCGTGTGTCATATACCATAGGAATGCGAGTTCTATACTATCAAAGAACCCTGAGTATTCGTGAAACTTATTATTAACTTTCACTCTGTAACATAGTTTTTTATCATCCATAATATTTATATTTTCAACAAATTTATAACTAATATATTTACTATGCAAACTTTATTAAACTTTTTTTAATTTGTATTGATTTTTTAGTTATATTTGTATATGAAAATAAAAGTATTAGTATTAGATGACGATATGAACGAGTCTTATGTAGATGGTTTTATAGACGCAAATAAGATAATAGGTTACTTTACAACTATTGATAACATAATAGATGAATCAGTTAATATAATAACAATAGGACAAACTTTAACAGTGTCTAGAACTATGGTTTTAATGAACTATTTATTTGATAAGTTTGAGGGTGATATTGATGTAAATATAAAAGAATAAAAATAAATACGATTTATGCGCTCTATGTCAATTATTTTTTGTATATTGCGCGAATGTTAATATTAGTAATTCACCCTCTGTTTAGACTTACTTAGATAATCGAAGATAATAGAGGGTTTTAATAATAAACTATGGTTGAGATAGGACATAATACATATATGGAAAGCGACTTAATTATATCTACTGAATATAACGAACCTACGCTATCAATTAATATTAGTCAGTTAGATAGTATGAATGAAACTATGACGTATAACTTTAAATTGATTAGCACGTACAACGGACAGGTAGATGATTTGATTGATGATGCGATGTATATGTATGATAGGGATAAATCAAAAACATTATAAGCACTAAAAAAAACATACAGACTCCTGATATACTCTATGATTTATTTACAGAGTATAAAAAACACGTTAAAGAAAATCCAATTAAGAAAATGGACTTTAAAGGTAAAGATGCAAGTACCGTGTTTTATGAGTTAGAAAAACCTTTAACTATGGTAGGTTTTGATAATTATGTTTTTAGTAAGAAAATTATAGTAACACTAAAGGATTACTTCGCTAATTTAAATGAGGCTTATTCAGAATATTCACATATCTGTTCACGTATAAGAAATGAAATAAGAGAGGACCAAATAAGCGGCGGTATGGCTGGTATATACAATCCAAGCATTACACAACGTTTAAACAACTTAGTTGAAAAGTCAGATGTAACCACTAAAGGAGAAAAGGTAAATATTATAAATCTAGGTAGTGGCGTAAAACCTGAGTAGATGCAACTACTACCGAAACAAGAAGAAGCGGTTTATTATTTAAAAGATAATGAAACAAAGGAGTTAATATATGGCGGTGCTGCTGGAGGTGGTAAAAGTGCATTAGAGGTATTAAAAATAATAGAGAATTGTCAATTATACGAGGGTAGCAGATGGCTGTTAGGTCGGTCTAAACTCAAAAGCTTAAAAGAAACAACATTAAATACGTTCTTTGAATTAACATCAAAACTAGGGTTATCTACACAATATCATTATAACTCACAAAGTAATGTCATTACTTGGAATAATGGTTCTGAAATATTGTTGAAGGATTTATTCTTATATCCGTCAGACCCTAATTTTGATAGTTTAGGTTCGTTAGAGATAACAGGGGGGTTTATAGATGAGTGTAACCAAATAGTATTAAAGGCTTGGCAGATAGTTTTAAGTAGGTGTAGATATCGTTTGACAGACTGGGACATACACGGTGAATTAACCTCAACTATGGAAGTTATAAAGGTTAATAAAGAGGGCGTCCCTATATTATGGTTAAACTCTAAAGGTGAAGAAACAAGCGGTTTGCTACCTAAATTAACAGGTACTTGCAACCCGTCAAAAGGTTGGGTATATAAACAGTTTTATAAGCCTAATAGAGATGGTACATTGCCTAAGCATAGGAAGTTCATACAAGCACTTCCAACAGACAATCCATACTTGCCAGCCTCTTATTTAGAGTCTTTGTTAAGTTTAGATGCGAATAGTAAAGAAAGGTTATACTATGGGAACTGGGAATATGATGATGACCCAAGCGCATTAATAGATATTGATAGTATAACAGACTATTGGGGTGCTGAACACGTTAAAGCAGATGGTAAAAAGTATATGACTATTGATGTGGCACGTAAAGGAAAGGATAATACGGTATATAGAGTATGGCACGGCTGGAAAGTAATACATAGATATGCAATTGATAAGAGTGGCTTAGATGTGGTTGTAGATAAAGCAAAGGATTTACAAAGGAAATATAACATTCCTTTAAGTCAAGTAATAGCAGATGAGGACGGTGTAGGAGGTGGTGTAGTAGATTTTTTAAGGTGTAAAGGATTTGTAAATGGTTCAAGGGCTTTAAATGATGAGAATTTCAACAACCTTAAATCGCAATGCGGTTTTAAAATGGCTGCTAAGATAGTCAATAGAGAGGTTGGAGAAATAGTAACGGATAGTGCTGTTATAGGTATAACAAGCGAAGAAATGGAGCAGGTAAAGCAAAAGGATATAGATAAGGACGGTAAAATAGCTTTAGTTAGTAAAGATATAGTAAAACAAAATATAGGACGTTCACCTGATGAATGGGATAGTATAATGATGCGTTATTGGTTTGAATTAATGCCAACAATATTTACATTTTAATATAATGAAACAAAACATAATAAGAAGACTTTGGGATGCTATCAGAAATGATAGTACGTATAATAAATTTAACGATGCTTTTTTATATACAGCAGGTGGTGGTTATTCAGCTTACGATACAGACGGTAAAAGCTATTTAGATAATGGATATAATGTTAATCCTATTGTATATTCGATAATTAACCAGCAGTCCGTTAAAACGGCTTCAATACCTTATACGATTAATAAGATTGAAGATGATAAGGCTAAAAATCAATTAGACGTACTTATTAAAGCTACTGGTAATGAATTAAGCGTACAACAACAAGTACGTAAAACTATACTACAAAATAAAGCGTTTAACGGTGATGATTTAGGTATGCCATTGGATAGACCTAATCCAAATCAAAACTGGAGTGAGTTTCATTCGTTATATAAGACCTTTATAAAGCTAACTGGTAACGTTTATATTTATATGTTAATGCCTGAGGAGGGTATGAACGCAGGAGTCCCAATAGCGATATACTTACTACCTAGTCATAATGTCGAAATAATAGTAAAGGATAATACTAGTCTATTAGGTGTTGAAAGTCCAGTAAAAGGGTATATGCTTATTCAAGGGAGGCAATATATAGAGTTTGAAGCGGATAATGTAATACATATTAAGTATTCAAATCCTAATTATAGTGAAGATGGGGAACATTTATATGGTCAATCACCTTTAAAAGCTGCTTTACGTAATATACAGAGTTCTAACAAAGGATTGGATTTAAACGTTAAGACATTACAGTCAGGTGGTGCTTTTGGATTGATACACGGTAAGAACGCTGTATTAGATGAAACACAAGCAGCTGGAATAAAAGAACGTTTACAAGAGATGAATAACAACCCTGAGGACCTAGCTAAGATAGCGGGTGTATCTGCTGAAATAGGTTTCACACGTTTATCTTTAACAAGTGCTGAATTAAAGCCATTTGATTATTTAGAGTTTGATGAAAGACAAATAGCGAATACACTATCTTGGGTAATAGATGACGGTAATAGGAGTGATTATGGAGGTACGATAAAAGAACTTAAAAAACAACGTATTACAGATAATATACAGCCTGATTTGTTGTTATTACAGGAGGCTTTAAATATTAACTTCTTACCTCGTTTTAAAGGGTATGAAAATACAGAGTTAATATATGATATTAGTCAGCTTCCTGAGATGCAACAAGATACTAAGCAAATGGTTGAATGGGCGGTGTTGTTATTAGATAGGGGTGTATTAAATAGGAATGAAGTAAGAGATATAACAACGTTTATAGGTGTTGAAAATCCTAGTATGGATGTTTATACAGTAGCAGCGGATTTAATAACGTTAGATGAAGCTATTGAAAGTGATTTTAATATTAATGAAAAAATATGAGTACAACAGTAAATCTAGATAGAGCAATACCAATGAACATCATTTATCCTTTCGGGGTTGATGAAACTATTACAATGACGTATAACGATGTTGCTACTTTAACGAGTACATATCAAATTGTTATAGCAGATAATAGTGGTAATATCATTGAAACGGTTGCAGAGGGTTCTAAATTTAGTAAAGCTACTAATGTTATAACGTGGAATATAAACTATGAAACGGGTGGTTTATTAACTAAGGGTTTGACATATAACTTTGAGATACAAGATACAACGAACGATTACCGTATATTTTATGGTACTTTAACACTTAAAAACACTTTATAATATGGGCACGTGGACTATCGCATCGAGTTTTGAAATAGAAGTAGGCACGGTTTCGGGTGTTTCTATAACGGTAGATTATTTAGCGGGTAAAGATGCAAGTATAACGGATATTTCAGCACTACAAGCTGAACAGATAGTACAAGACCAAAATTTAACAGACCACGAAGCTAATGTTGCCAATCCTCACATAGTAACCAAAACACAAATAGGTTTATCAAATGTAGATAACACAACGGACTTATTAAAACCTGTAAG